TGAGCATATATGTAATCTCTTTCCTCTTGTGTTTCTGGCATGTCGTTAATAACAATTGACATGCTCGGACTAAATCCATTACGAACAGAATTTAATTTCCAATTACTTAGCTCGTAATCAAGAGCAATATAGTTAATTGCTCCCCAATAAAGAGGTTTAGAATAATAATTAAACCCAGACGAGTAAGGGTGGTATACAAAAATTTGGGAACCTTCAGGTTTTCTTGGATCATAAGCATCGAGTTCTACAATTTTGTTTTCGTGTTTTCTGGTGTTGTTCCAGTCGTTAGAAAAATACCATTTATGGATTTTACCAAACTCGTTTTTTCTCCCAGCTCTTAACTTAGACATATCAACATGTTCTGCATGTGCTATAGTCTGACCATCGTTGGCCCAAACTACATTTAATGCCCACATGTTGTATAACCAAAAATCATCTATAAGGGATTTTATTGTTTCTTCTTCTCCGAGGTTAAACTGTGGTATGTTTTGTCCTTCTACTAAACCAGTACCGTAAGTGTAAAGATTTTTTCTTTGTAATACAGCATTATGAACTGCAGAATTATCTCTTAAATCAATAAGAAATCCTGGCATCTTGTTGTCAGATCCCCAGGAAATGTATTCTTTTCCAACAATCTGGAATTCTTTCCATTCTGGAATGCTTAATTCTTCCTTGCTAAAGGAATATATTGTTTTTTTCTGTTCGTTATTCATCATAAACGTAGTATGTTGGTCCTTGGTCGTAAGTATACACCGAATTATATATCGCCCCATCGACTCGAGCCTTTCCTACCCATATAGGTTGGTCCACTTGGTCTATACCATCGAATATTGCTTCAGCATTTACAATAAATTCTGCCGAAAGATCTAAAGGATTACATTCAAAATAAGTTTGTACATCGACAGATTCTGGGGTTGCTACAATACAATCTGCTGTAGCACCTGCAGATTCTAAAATTTCAGCTTTATATCCCCCTTGCTCTAAAGAACTTGGATCGATATTAAAGGTGTAATAATCATTTGAGGTAGAAACATTCGTTAATGTGAAATTGTCTACTGAAAAGTCATCCAACTTAGTTAACTTTAGCTTAAACACTGGTGTTGGGTCTAAACCAATAAGTTTATCCCTTAGAACTATACTAAAAGACCCAGAAGTGGTGGTGTTATCGAAGACAATCATACAACTAAATATGTTTTATTGGGGTATTTCTATCAAACTAAAAAAAACCCACCACCCGAAGGTAGTGGGTTAAGAAGAAAGTTGGATTAAGCTACAGTTGAATTAACAAGATCTGTCCATCCAGTAGATGCTACGAAAGCAGGATCTAAAGTAAGTGGTGGGTCTTGCTCAACTCCTCTGAATTCAAGAGATGCTCCATTTCTGTCACCGCTGGCAACACCTGAGCCCCCCTCGCCACCGTTGATGTCAAGTCCACCAGATTCTCCTAAGTAAACATAGGTTCCAGTTTTAAGCTTAACAACAGCTACAAGGTTATTTTCAGATAAAGTTTTGATAACATATCTTAGGGTTGGGTTGTAGTCAGTAAAGACAACAGTCAATAGAGTCTCATAGAACAGAGATCCATTTTGGATATTTGCGTTCGGGGTAGCCGTAAAAGAGCTGGTTTCTTGTATTTGCTTAAAAGAATAAAATACGCCAGTTGATCCTGCTGTCATTGAGTTGATAGCTTCATCTTTAGTTCCTGATCCGGTTACACCAACTGCAGTGATGTTATCGCTGTTACTAAAGAATACCTCCTCAACGCCACCAATGATCTTGCAGGCCCCTTGAGCGTTTCTCCCTGTGGTTAGGTTAGTACATGCCATTGTTTTCGTTTTTAATTTTTTTTATTAAGTCCCCCAGTTTTACCCGGGGGACCTTGAATTAATTTACTTCTTTTTTTAGAAGTTAGTTACTGCATAGAGACCAAATAAGTGGGCCGCACCGCACTTGTAGCGCGAAATAAACCTTACCTCGTCATTATCTCTTGAGTAGAAAATCTCGAAACTTGAGTAATCTGATACGAGATCCGTGCCCCAGTAAATGTAGCGGGTATCTACCAATGCCACACAGTCGTTAGAGTTGACGGCATCGTTGTGAGAAGAAGATCCTTGTAGACCATAAGTTCTTACGATTCTTACGTTTGAACCTGGGAATACAAATTCACCACCTACCAATGTGTCTGGAGCTACGTGGAAATAGTTTCCTGCGAATAGTGCATCAACCAAGATCTGGTAGAAAGCAGGAGACATAAACATTACTCTTGAGTCAGAGTCTGCCACGTCTACGTCTTGAGCAGCGATCATAGTCTGAACTGAACCGATGATGTTGGAAGAATTCCAAGAAGTACCTGCAGTTGCTGCTACTACACGAGTTGCATCGTCTGCTAAATCTACAATAAGACCGTCAGACAAAGCCAAGTTGCCAGAACCTGAAACCTTATCCCCCTGCCAGTACTGCTTAGCAATAACTTTAGAAAGAGCTTTAGTTTTTTCTTCCGAGATATAAGCCTCAAATGGTACTTCGGTTAGGATCGAACCTGGGTTCAAAGCCAATTGAGTGTATTTAGCCTCAAGTGCGTATGAGTCTAAAATTTCATTGACCTTCATCTTATCTACGCTTAGAGTTACTTTACCCAAAGTTGTAGAACCAGAAGCTCCGAAACCTGCAGAACCTGATTGTACTTGTAGATCAGATTCAATAGTGTGAATGTCCTCAGCAGACTTAATGTTTGGCATCACCTGAACATAGTTTGCTGTAGGGTCAGCAAGAATAGCTTTCGATATAAGATCTAAGCTTTGCTGGTTTGTGTAGTCAGCCAATCCTGAAACTACATAGTTAAAGTCAAAACTTTTTTTCATGATTTTTTTGTTTTATTTATTATTTCTTAGGGCTTTGATGGCTTCGATACGAGCAGACATAAGATCTACTGAACCTTCAGCTGCAAATGCTGTTTGAGAAATGGATTTTGTAGAGGGTGCTTTCTTAAACTCTTCGAAGTTTTTAGAAAACTCTTCTTGGGATTTCGCCATTTCGATAAGAATGCTGGACATTTCATCCATTTTCTTTCTCATCTCTTCAGTTGCCTCGGCAACTTTGTCTTCTACAATTGAGACAATTTCTTCGGCGATAGCCTGTGCATCTTCAGGGGTTACGTCTTCTGGAGTAGCTTCGTCTATAGCTTCTTTAGCCTCGTCAACGATTTCCTCCCTAACGTCACCAACTGCTTCTGCAGCTTCCTCGTCCATTTCTTCTGCAACAGGTGCATCGGATTCTTTGATCTCCAATACTTTACCTTCTCCGTCCAATACAATAGTTCTGCCGTCCTTGAGAGTATGCTCCCCTTCGGGGCCAGGCATCTCTCCATCAGGAGTGTCAACAAGAACCATTGATCCAACTTCCAAAGCGTCGGTATCAGTTTTGATCATTCCTCCGTCCATCAATTCTAAAGACTCAAACTTATAAGTCGATAGAACTTCCTTGATTTTAGATAAAATGTTCATTTGATTGTTATTATTTTTGTGTTTGTTCATGTAAATATGATTTTGTGATTTTTTTCCTTTTTTAGGGTTGGATATCACTTGTTCCCTCAATTCTACTTGGTCTTATCCATTGCAGTTGTCCTTCTTGAATAAAACCCAACATACCTCGTATTCGATCTTCAGTGTAGACTTTATACCACTCATTCTGGACTTTAATCCATTTGCCGTTGTATGTTGTAGCTGGTTTTCTACAGTTGCACATTTTTAAGTATTGAATCTGCTTTACGTCCAACAAATTCCCCGGATGGTGTCCAGTTACCTTCAGCATTCTCAGTGTAGATTTCAATAATGTACCCAGGATTATCTGGTGTACCAGTTACTTCAAAATCTCTTCCTGGAACTTTCTTAGAACCCTCCCTAACAATTTCTCTGATACGACCTCTTGGATTTTGATCAGCAGTTTTCCAACTAACCTCATCCCCAACTTTTAGATCTTCTACAGCTGCAAAGCGTAAACCATATTGTTGTTTTACATCTGCAAGAAATTTATTGATAGCTTGTTTTTCAAATATGGTATAAGAAGCAAAGTTTTCACCTCTTATTTCTTTAAGTTTAGTTTGGGCCCAACGTATTCCCGAGTCCCCTCCCCATGCATCCCACATAATTCCACCACAACCTTCGGAATAAGGGGTTTCAGAATTTTGTCTGTGTCTTTCGAATGCAGCCATACGAGCTATAGTTTCTTCTGATATAGGTTTTCTGTCTGCCAATTGTCTTGCTCTTGTCCAACCTATTTGTGTTCCACAATCAGAACCATTTTTTTCTTTCCACTCTATAGCACGTCTTGCATTGTTGCTTGCACCCTCTGGATAATCTGTATAGGATTCAAACTCTATTTCTTGTGCACTGCCTTCCCATTCTGTAATGCATACTGCATACCTTTGGTCTTCATTTGGGTATTCACCTTGTAAAGAAGACATACATCTTCCAATGTACTCGTCTTTAGATTCTCCAGGAGATACGGAAACAAAACTCAGTTCTGAAAGAGGTTTAGAATTTACATCTCCGGTTGCACCTTCACTAACATAGTCTGGTAAACCAGCTACATCCACATTCATTTCTTCCTCCGTTGTCCCGTTGTTTTCTATAGCTTCTTCGTATGCTTCATGGGATGCACCAGGCATGTAAATAAGAACTTTAAGATCCTCGTTATAATGGGAATGTATTTCTCCTTTAAGTCCTAATTCTTCAGATCTCTTAACAGCCATTTCTGGTGTTTCGAAATAATCCATTTCATTTAGTTCTACCAAGAAAAGAATCTGGTCAAGTTGTAGTTTTTCTTCGTTTGTTAAACCTTGATACAACTTCTTCCACTTTTTACGAACATCTTTATACTTACGCTTATGGGCTGCAAACGCCTTTTCATATTTCTCTTGACCGAGGATAAAGTCACCTTGTACTGAAAAACCTTTGTACTTACCTTCCTTAACTTCTTGCCATACTTTATCGTCCATTACCCTCATCTTTACCATCCATGTTCCTATAGGTAAATTCTTAAATCCATACTTACGGTATGCTTTGTCATACTCGTCTTCTATAATCCAAGATTCCATTAAGTAAATGTCTTTGGTAAAGTTGTCCTTATGGTCGGTGTTTTGTTTAGAGGCCCTGTCGTGTTTAAGGAAAAGTTCTGCTGCCTTAGCTATAGTTTCCTTTGTGAAATACACATAATAAATTTCTCCTCCCTCAGACCTTGGGATCTTCATATCGGGAATCATAGAAGGTCCAATTACTACACGTTGGTCATCATCCTCAAAAACATAAGGTTTAATTTCCTGCTTAGAGAAAAACATAAAGTCTCTTTCTATAGCTGGTTTATCTACCAAGGATATAGATTCCAATAAGGCTTCTTCATCCTCGTTAATAAGTAGTTCGATAATTTTGTAAACTGATTTAAACATAATTTTAAGTTAATTGGGCTCTTCTTTCTAAGTACTCGTCTGTATCTAAACCTCTTTGTATTTCAGAAGATACAACATAAGCCTTAGGAGGTGTTGCGAGTCTGCGTTCTATTCTCATTAGCACATCGGCTAAATCTGGTCCGTTAGTTACCATACCTCCGTTTGCATAACCTCGTCCTGCACTATTTATCTGTTCTAATAAGGGAAGATAACGAGCAGTGGAGTTGGCGTTAATTACATACTCTCCGTTGGAAAGTCTGGCAGGTATAGAATCTGATCTTCCTGTACCCGGGCCAGAAACGTACCCACCATCTGCAAATTGGGTTCTTCCAGCGTTTGGATCTACAGAAGTACCACCAGAAGCTGTTAGTGCATTTGCTCCTGCTATAGCTGCAGATCTTGCTTGTCTTGCTGCTTCTAATTGTGTCAGACCTGTAAGACCTATAAGTC